TATCCCGAGTTTTCCGAGGCGTTCAACCGCGCGCGAGCCGAGGGCGAGCAGCGGCTCGTCGAGGAGGTCGCAATCGAGGATCCAAAGTTCATCCTCGAACGGTCCTACGACTACGTCAAGACCGAGCGCCGCGAGGTAGATCTCGACGCCGACGTCGACGCCACCCACGACGTGACGGCCGAGTTCGTCACCTACTCTCCTGACGATGGCGACGAGTAACGCCCGCCCTCAGCCGCTCACACCGGCGCCACAGTACTCCGTCCACGAGAAACAACGGCAGGTCCTCCAGTCGGACGCCCGCTACCGCGTCTGTCGGTGGGGCCGTCGGGCCGGAAAGAACGTCACCGGCGCCATCGACGTCATCGAGTACTGCCGGCGGCCGTGGGCGTCGCAGTGGGGGCCGGACGACCCGCAGAAGGTGCTGGTCTGGTGGGTCGGCCCGACCTACGACCAAGCGCTGAAACACGGCTTCGAGAAGATCAAGGCCGCGGTTCCCAACGCGTGGATCGAGAGTAGCGGCCGCTCGGAGCCGTACTACATCGAGTTCGCGAACGGTGCCCGCGTCGAGTTCCGGACGTTCGACAAACCCGAGTCCCTCCAGGGCGAGGGTGTCGATCGAATCGTCCTCGACGAGGCGGACCAAATGCGCGAGGGGATCTGGTACGGCGACCTCGAACCGATGCTGTTGGACACGCGGGGCTGTGCCCTGTTCATCTCGAAGCCCTACCGCCCCCGCTCGTGGTTCCACCGTTTTTACGACTACGGGCAGTCGGCGGACTACCCCGAGTACGGCTCCTGGCACGCCACCAGCGCGGACAACCCCTTCCTCGCGGAGAGCCCCGAGGACAAGCGTGGCACCGTCCCCCCGCACATCTTCGAGCGCGAATACCTCGCCGAGCTCCCCGACGACGGCGGGCAGGTGTTCCGAGACTTGGACGCCAAGCTGTTCACGGGGACCTACGACGTCGTCGTCGACCAGGCGCACGATCCCGCCGGCGAGTTCGTCGGAGAGGTCCGACGCGCCGTCGACGCCGTCGCCCCGCCGATCGCTATCGGCGCCGACTTCGCCCGCTCACGAGACTACCGCGTCACCCTCGCCGTCGACGCCGCGGGCGAACTGGCGTACTACCACCGCGCCCGGAACGAGTCCTGGGACGGCATCGAGGACCACCTCCGCGGCGTCTACGACACCTACGGCGGGGTGCTTGTCCCGGACGCCTCCCGCGACAATAAGATCGTCTCGGACCTCGCCGGCGCCGGTTTGAATATCGAGCCGGTGTCGTTCGCGCCGAAGACGAAAAAGCAACTCATCGAGACGCTGGCGACGATGGTCGAGACCGGTGAGTTGTCGGCCCCAGACATCAACGCTCTCGACCAGCTCCACCTCGAACTCCGGCAACTTCAGGAAGACGTTTCGAAGAGCGGCTACACTCGCTACCATGCTCCGGACGACGGCTACGACGACAGCGTCGACGCCTACGCGTTGGCCGTCCGGGGTCTGACGATGGACACGAAGACGACCCGCCGGCGCTCCGGCGGCTCGCCGACCAAAGGAAACCTCAGATAGATGTCTACTACCAGCCGACTCCGTGGCCGTATTGAGGCGCTCCAGACGCGACTCTCTCAGACTGTCGAGACGGTTACGCGCAGCTCGCGGATCTTCATCGAGTCCTCGGATGTCGACGACATCAACCCGCCGGAGGACATCGACCAGTACCACGAATACTACCGCGAGGTGGGCATCGTCCGAGGCAACATCAACCAGTTCGTCCGCGACGTCACCGCGCCGGGCGTTCGCGTCGAAACCGACAACGACGACGTCGCGGCCTACTTCACCGGGGAGTGGGACGGCGACCTCCCAGAGTGGGCACCCCGGGGCGGGTTCCTCAAGAACTGTGCGGTGATGGCCGGCGAACGGAACCGGCCCTTTTACCCGTATCTTCAGGCGAGTGTCGTCCAGAAGTACACTCGCGGGACCGTCCTCCACGAGTACCTCAAGAGCGACGACCAGAAGGACGACCCCGACTTTCAGATCCAGGGGTTCAAGCACGTCCGCCCGGAGACGGTGTCGGCCCGCACCCACGCTAACACCAACATCCTCCTCGCCCCCGACGAGACCGACATCGCCGACGAGACGACCCGCCGCGACGAGGCGGCGGCCTACGTCCAGTTCGACGACCGGAGCATCGTCGGCCGGCGAACCGGGGGGCTCGACAACGAGGAGATCCCACTCTCCCAGCACGACGTCCTCAAACAGGTCAACGACGCCGATATCGGTGGCGACGATGGCACCGAGGACGGCATCTTCGGAACCTCTGTCATGGAGGCGGTCGCCGACGACGTCGAGGAGTACCGGTCGATCAAGCGCGACCGTGCCGAGGCGATCAAAAAGAAGGCCTGGGGGGTCTGGACAGCCCAGTTCAACACCGGCGTCACGGAACTCCCCGACGAGGTCATCGTCACCGAATGGAGCGACGACGAACAGGACGAGTGGGTCAACGACGTCGACGACCTCGGGCCGGGTGATATCGTCGGCCACGACGGGAGCATCGAGCTCGACCAGTGGGAGCCGACGCTGGAGGATCTCGAAAGCGAACTCCAACACTACGTCGACGACATCCTCGCCCCACTCCCGGCGCCGAAGTACGCCACCGCCCACGGCGAGCAGATCACCCAGCACGTCACCGACGAGCAGTCCGAGAGCTACCAGGACCTCGTCGCCGAGGAACGCACCGCCCAGGAGCGCGACTGGACCCAGGCCTTCCGCGAAGTGGTGCGTCGCCACCCCGAGCTCCCCGACGAACCGGAACTGGAGGTCAAGATCGCCCCCAAGGAGAGCGACAACCCGATCGACTCACTCGACGAGGAGGCCATCGCCAAGATGGAGTCGTTCATGACGGCCCTCAACGAAGGGCTCGGCCCGGTCCCCGTCGACTCGGTGCTGGACGTCCAGCAGTTCCTCCAGACGACGATGGATCTCCCCGAGGAGGTGTTCGTCGACGGCGAGATCGACGTCGACGAGTCCGACCCCGAGGCGATGGCCGCCGAACTCCGGGGCGCCGCGGAGGCCGACGACTGAGCGATGAGCGCCACCGCCGAGACGCCCTCGGAGACCACCGCCCACGAGCAGTACGTCGAACGCGCCCAGAACCGCGACGAGCCGACGCGGACGAAGTCGCTTCGCCGGGACTACGCCCAGCGCCTCCGTGGACGATGGCAGGCGATCCGGGTGGCTATCCGTGAGGGGCTTGCCGAGAACGGTGCCCTCGGGCGCACCGAAGCCCTCGTCGACGCACCGACCGAGGGCCAGTTCGACTTCCCGACCGACGCCGCCCAGGCCGACGCGTTCGAGCGGTGGCTCGCGCGTCAGACCGACCGCGAGATCCTCCAGGCCTTCGGCGGCGAGAATCAGTACATCCACCGGGCCTACGAGCGCGGCGTCGAGGACGCCCACGTCGAACTCCGGACCCTCGGGCTTGCGGAGGGTGAGGTGGGTGCGACGGCACTCCAACTCCCCGTCCACCGCGACCAGCTCCAAGCGCTGTTCGCCCGCAACCTGAACGAACTGGAGAGGATGACCGACGCGGTCGTGACGGAGTTGCGTCGCGAACTCACGGAGGGGCTGGCCACCGGCCGTGGGCCGCGGGACATCGCTCGCGACCTTACGGACGTCATCGGCCAGGTCGAGGACGGCACGCCCCGGGGAGCGATGAACCGGGCGACACGCATCGCCCGGACGGAGGTGATGCACTCCCACAACCGGGCCCGGGCGACGGAGTGGGAACGGGCCGGCATCCAGCAGGTCGACATCCTCATCGCCGCGACGGCCTGTCCGGAGTGCCAGGCGCTCAAGGCCGGGGCGCCCTACCCTGTCGCGGAGGCGAAGGCGCTCATCCCCGGCTCGACCCACCCGAACTGCCGCTGTGCCCTCACGATCTACACAGGCTCATGACCATGTACGATGTTCTGGGCGACGGTTCGACCGTCGCCGCCGTCGGGGACGTATCGGCCGATTCGAACCAACTCCCGGTCCACGGCGTCATCTTCGGCGTCGATGACGTCACGACCGGGCTGTCGGGAAAGCGGACCCGGTGGCCGGCCGACGTCCTCGAAGCGGTGGCCGAGGAGGGGCTCTTCGAAGGAAAACCGATCACGCTCGCCGACTCGCTGGATCCTGAGCAACACGTCGGTGTCGAAATAACCGACGACGGCCCGGCACTCACCGGCGCCGTCTCGATGGATGAGAAGGTCGGCGAGATCACGGGGACGGCGTTCGACCCCGATACTGGGCTGCTCTTCGAGGGCTTTGTCGCCGACTGGGATGCCGAAGAGCTCGTCGAACGTGGTCTCGCGCAGGTGTCGCCGGTCGTCATGCGGGACCTCGAACTCGTTGAGGGCGAGGCGGACGACCCCGACGCACTCTACGAGGTGCGCGAGGTCCACGCGGCCCGGGACCTCGCGTTGGTCGCCGATGGCGCCGTCCCCAGCAACGAGATCAACGTCGGCGAGTCGCCGGCGCTGGGAAGCGAGATGGCCGAGGCACTCACGGCACATTTCGGCGTCGACCTGGACGTCGAAGCCCTCCAGCGCGAGCGCGCCCGCCGACCGACCTACTCCGACACCGAGGACGCGGAGTGGTCGACGCCGACGCTTGCGGAGTACCTCACCGGCTATGACAGTCTTCCCAGCCCGGACGACGTCGACAGCGTCGACGACCTCACCGACGAGGACCGCACCCTCATCGCCGAGAAGTCGCTGCTGGGCACACCGGCCGGCGACACGCTCCGGGAAGTCCGCTTTTTCCCGGTCGTCGACCCGTCGAATGACGCGCTAAATCGCCGCGCTCTGGGGGCCGTGCGGTCAGGGCGCGGAGAACAGGCCGATATTCCGGACGACGCGCTCGCCAGCGCCCAGCGGATGGCCGGCGAGTTGCTCAACGACGAGTTCGACGCCGACGTCGACATCGAAGCGGCGAGCAACTACCCGGGGAGTGATGACGGTCCAGGCGGCGGTTCGGGCCAGAGCACCTCGGCCACAACTGGACTCCCAACTATGGACGACCTTACCGACCACGAGCAGGAGTTGGTCGCAGCGGCTCGGCAGAAGGACGACCCAACGGTCGTCGAGGCCGAGGTGCGCGACCGGCTCGACGAACTCGAAGCAACGATCGACGACCACGACGACCTCATCGACGAGGCGGCCGATCTCGACGACCCCGAGGTCATGGACGCCGAGACGGCCGAAGCGATGCGCGAGCGTGTGTCCATCGTCAAGGAGATGATGGCCGAAGCGCTCCAGGATCGCACCGGACTCTCGGACTCCGCCATCGAAGCCATGCCCTTCGAGGCGATGGCTGCGGAGTTCGAGACCGAGGACGGCGACCTGGACGTCGAGGCGCTCACGCAGTCCCCCGAGACAGGCTCCGGGCCGACCGGCGGCGACGGTGGCGACGGCGGCCCCTCCGAGGAGGACATCGAACGCATCGCAGAGATCGACAACAAGCTCTCGACCGTCGGCTCGGCACTCCCTGACGAGCGCGTCGAAGCGCTCCGTGAGGAGGCGGCCGACCTCGCCGGCGCCGACGACTACGACGGCGCTCTGGAGGTGCTCTAAATGGCAACCAACGCAGGACAGGCCGGTGGCTCCAGTACGGACACCATCGGCTACGACGACAGCAGCGACACGACCAGTCCCGGCGATGCCGTCGGTATCACCGGCGGCGAGATCGAACCCGGCACCGACACCGAGAGCGTTCTCGGTGTTCGCGCCCGTGGCCGAGCTACCGAGGACAACAACTACGCCCCCGTCCACGTCGGCGGGCCGTGCGTCGCGGCTGTGGAGGGGAGCGTCAGCGCCGGCGACGACCTCGACTTCGGCACAACCGGCGCGGACGGCGAACTCGAAACGGTTTCGGGAGGCCCCGCCCACGCCCTCTCGGACGAAAACGGCGAGTGGAACGGTCAGACCGCGCCGGCCGGCTACGCGTGGGTGCTGCTGTAGGTGATCTAACATGGCTCAGACTGCATCCGACATCATCAGCGACGACGACGTTCGCGCGATCGTCGAGAAGATCCGCAACAAGAAGTACCAGGCGCGGACGGTCTTCCGAGACTACGACGCGACCAACAACGACTCCAACTCCGTCGAGTTCCCGATTTCGGACTCGGACTTCGACGGTGACGTGGGCGAGGTCCCGCCGGGAGCGGAGTTCCCACGGTCGACGAAGAGCTACGACTCGGTGTCGGCCGTCCACACGAAGTACGGCCTCGAAATCGCCATCCCCGACGAGGACGTTGAGGACAACGTCATCGACCTCACGATGGACCAGGAGGAAGACCTGGTGCGCGCTGAGGAATCGCGGATGGAAACGCTGGCGTACAACGTCCTCTCGAGCAACACCAACAGCGCCGGCAACATCGACGCCGGCAACGCATCGGCCGGCGTCTGGGAGTACGAGGACATCACGCTCGCTCGCACGCGGGCCTTCCAGGACGAACTCAGCCTGAGCGACCTGCGGCTCGTCGCCGGCGCGCAGGACATGAACGACTTCCTGACGATGGACAAGTTCACGCAGGCGTCCGAACTCGGAGATCAGGTCCTCCAGCAGGGCATCCTCCCCGGGGGCAACCTTGTCGGCGATGAGGCGTTCATCGGCGTCGCTGGCGACGTGCCGGTCTACCTCTCCAACACGGGGCACTTCTCCGATGGCGAGGGGTACCTCGTCGACACCACCAACTTCGGCTGGGAATCCACGCGCCGGGCGATGGATGTCACCCAGTACCGCGAAGAGAACAAGGAACAGGACGTCTGGCAGATCGACGCCCGCGTCGACTTCGTCGCCACCCAGCCCACGGCGAACATCCCGATCCAGACGTAAGTCTCCATGTGGCTTCAACACAACTCGGGCGAGGCCGCCGAACTTCGTAACGGACAGGTGCTCGGCGACGAGTCGCCGCTGGAGTTCAACGAGAATGGTCTCGCCGAAATCGACGACGAACGTGGCGCGAAGCTGCTGGCGATGCATCGGCACATCTCTCGTGCTCGGTCGCCGTCTGATGGCGACGACGAGGGCGGTGGCGGCGACGACTTCGATGCCGCGGCGTTCGTCGACCGAACGCCGATGGACGGCGTGGTCGCCGACATCGAATCGGGCGAGTACGACGCCCATCTCGACGCCATCGAGGCCGAAGCCAGCCGCCAGGGCGTCCTCGAGGTCATCGGCGAGCGGCGGGGGTAACAACCCATGCCCGAAGCCGACCCGGACGACGTCCGCGACGAGATCGACACGACCATCGGCGGGACGGAGATCGCCCGGTTGCTCAACCGCCTCGCTCGCGACATCGACCGCGAGTACGACGGGACGGGCGTCACCTTCGAGGACGCCCAGCATCGCTCGGACTTCGAGGCGGCCCTGGCGGCGCTCCGAATCGCAACCGGCAACGCCCCCGATGCCCGGGATCGCACCGCCAGCGAGGCTCAGACCGGGCGCACCTCCCAGACCTACGAGGCCAGCACCGTCGCCCGCCTTCGGAAACTCGTCCGGCGCCGTGACCCCGGTGACACCTTCGGGCGGTCAAGCAACGTCATCCGCGACACCGATCGGCATATCTCCACGAGTGGCTCATGAACTGGGGCGCCTCCATCACCGGGGTCGGGAGTGCCCTCGACACACTCGGTGATGTCCGGATGCGGTGGGGTGGCGAGACGCTGTATCTCGCCGGCCCGCAGGTCGAGTACGCGGTCTACCAGGAGCGTGGGACCTCCGACATCGAGGCCCGGCCGTTCATGGCCCCCGCCGCCCGGCGCGTCGGTGCCGATCCATCCAGTTACGCCCAGCGTGTCGCCTCCGGGCAAGGGCTCACCATCAACTCCCAAGGCGACTACATCCGGGCGGTCGCGCTGGCGGTCCAGAACGAGGCGAAACGAATCGCCGACGCGAAGGGCGTCCGGGACACCGGCGCCCTGATCGCCTCGATCACGATCGAGGAGGTGCGGTGACGTGGCGGGGGCGGTCCGACGGCTCATCACTCAGCAGGGCGCGGAGTACACCGTCCGGAACGCAAGCGGTGGGGGTGGCGGACGCGACACGCCGGACTACAGCGATGACGGAACGCTTCGGGCGGTTCTCGAACGGCGAGGACTCCCCCGCACCGTCACCGACTCCGCCGGCGAGGACATCGAGGCCGACCTTGAACTCCGTGCAGTCCCGGACGACGGCGTCGCCATCCAGCCCGCCGGCGTGGCAGACGGCTACCCGACGAAACTCGTCCACCCAGACGGTCCGGTGTACCGCGTCGTCGACGATCATCCCGAGGACGGTGGCGTCAGAGTCCTGACGGTGGTGCGCGAGTAATGGCTCCCGACCCGAAAGGTGACCTTCGGGACTGGTTGCGCCCCCGATTCGACGACGCGACCGTCCCAGTCCCGTTCGCGGCCACCGAGGACCTCGGCATCGCCAACTACGACGTCGGGCCGACGTGGCCCTCGATCGCCATCGTCTCCGCGGACTGGGTCACCGTCGGCGGCGGGACGACCGGCGCGACGGGGTACTCGCCGACCGGCGGCGCTCACCAACACGGTTACTACTCAATCCTCGTCGACTGCTGGGGCGGGCCGCGGGACGCCGACGTCTATGCCGATCACGGGAGCGACCCCGACACAGTCGCCGAGGCACTCGGACAGGAGCTCCACGCCATCGCCCGCGGCGGCGAAGCCGAGACGCCGGCGGACTACGAGTGGAGCTTCGCCGACCCGCCGACGGACGCCAACAACGTCGAGGCGTCGCCGACGGAGTATCGCCGCCAGGTAACGATCCGACTCGGCTACCACTACGAACCATCATGATCCGAACACACGACACCACGACGTATCGCTACGTCGGGGGTGAGCGATGACCGAAGTCGACGAGGGTGGGCTGCGTCCGCAGCGCGCGGAGTTCGTCCGCGAGACGGCCTACGGCGAGGTGCCCACTGATCCGGCATGGGAGCGCTTCAGCGATGCGCCCCAGACGGTCACGCTCATGCCCGACGCGAACACCGAACGGCAGGATGAACTCGGCAACCCGCGCGCGGCGGGGTTTTTCGCCAACAGCGAGACGCACGAACTGGAGGTCGTCTACCACCTCCAGCGGTGGCTCGCCGACGGCTCCGGCGACCCCGTCGACGCCGCCGCGGACGGCATCCTTCGCGATGCCGACAACGCCGTCAAGAACTCGCACTCGGCGCTGTTCCGCGAGGAACACACGAACGACGCCGGCACTGCTTCCAGCGGCCGGCGCATCTACTACGTCTGCAAGGGGGGCAAGATCGACGAAGTCGACATCCCGTTCGTCACCGACCGGTCGCTCCCTATCGAGACGACGCTCACCTACAACTTCCAAAAGATTCGGGGCTACTCGATCTCCCAGCCGTCGGCCTCGACGACGCTGGATGTGGAATCGACGGACTCCTCGGACACCTCGCAGACGCTCACCATCGAGAACGAAGACGCCGGCACGACCGAAGACGTGAGCCTCGACGGCACAACCACTCAGACCACGACGGGGTCGTTCAGCGACATCGACGCCGCCGAACTGGATGCCGAGACCACGGGCAACGTCCTCATCAAGGACGGCTCGGGCAACACGCTCCTGACCATCTACGGGCAGGATGCCTACGAGCACGGCGAGGGCGACCTCGGCGTGCCCGCGCTCGGCGCTGGCTCCCACGCCTCGGCCATCGGCTCCAGTTACGAGGTGTTCTCGGGCGACACGCTGCAGGCGACCACCGGCAGTCTCGGCGGCACCGGCGCCCGGATCATCTCTGGCGGCCTCACTGTCTCGAACAACCTCGACAACGACGCGCAGGAAAGCACGCCCCAGCGGTACTGGTACGCCCAAGCCCAGGACATCGAACTCGGGGCGGAAGTGGCCGGGCCGGTCGCAAACATCGAGACCATCCGCCAGCAGCTCCAGAGCGTCGCCTTCGACGTCGAGTGGGTGGCCGACGGTGGCTCGATCACCATGACCGGTGGGAAGAACATGGACCCGGGCGACGTCGCCAAGGAGGTCAACGCCGCCCGGGACACGATGGACTCGACCTACGAGTTCGCCGGCATCTCGCTAAGTGCGTAAGATGGACGACACCCCCAACACCAACGACGGCGATGGGCTGGAGGTCGCAGACCCGAACGACTTCTTCGTCACTCGCGACGAGGACGACCGCCCCACGCCCGTCCAGCAGCGTATCCCCGGCACCGAGCAGGCACTCCGCATCCGGCCGCTCACGAACGGCCACCTCGAACGGTGGGGCGAGTCGCTCGAATCGGACGACCCTGACCACGATGTCGTCGCGAGCGTGTTCAACTACGCCCTCGCGGACCTCGACAGCGACCTGACCGCAAACGACATCGACGAGAACATGCTCGGGTACGGTGCCGCCCCGATCCTCCAAGCCATCAAAAACGCCTCGGGCTATCAGGCTTTTTTGGGGTTTCGGGAGCAGCAGATGCAGATGGCGTCGATGCTGGACGGCATCGACGCGGAGCAACTGGATTCGCTGCTGAGCTTAGCGGACGAGAACGCCGAGCACTTCGACGGTATGTCCTGACCACCGAGGCGGGATACACACGTACCGGCCCGAACTCCTATCTCAACCTCACGCCCCACGAGGAGCGCATCTGGTGGGAGGGCCGGCGCGTCAAACACGAGCTCGAGGAGGCGGCCCGGGCCGACGCCACGGGCAACACGGCAGCCGACCCACGCTATCAGGACGAACGAGACCAGCGCCGCGCCGAGACGCTCGCGGAGATCGAGTCCGAACACGGCGGCGAGGTCACGACGGTGTAGCCTCGCCCCGCTTGACACGCTTCGCCTCCCGCAGTTTTCGATACCCCGAATACCCCAGCGGGAGGCCGAGGATCGCACCGACGAACGTGAGCGCCAGGACGCCGCCGACGATGAGGCGCCACTGGCCGCTCCGCTTGAGTTGTGCGGCTCGCTGCTGGCGTTCGAGCACGAGTCGCTCGGATTCTGCATCGCTCATGGATAACGTTTCGGGACACTGATATAAGGACATTACCCCAAACATGGTCTTCACCGGTGGTGGCGGCATCCAGGAGGAGGTCGCCGTCCAGATTAGTGGCGACGGCACCAGCCTCATGGACACACTCGATAGCGCCGAGGCCGGCCTCATGTCGGTCTCGGGCGCTGTCACGGCGCTCGGGGGGGCGCTCGTCGGTCTCGCCGGCGTCATGGGTGGCAAGGCCGTCAACGCCGCCCGGGCGTTCGAGCAGCAGATGGTCGAACTGGAGAAGGTCACCGACCCGGAGATCGCTCGCGAGATGGGCGACTCGATTCAGGAGATGGCCGAGGAAATCCCGCTGGCACAGCGGGAACTCGCAGGCATCGCCTCGCAGGCGGGGCGGCTGGGCGTCGACGGCGTCGCCAACATCGAGGAGTTCACGGGGGTCACGGCGAAGATGGCCGTCGCGACGGATCTCGCCGCCAACGACGCCGCGGACGCCTTTGCCCGCATCACGCAACTCACCGGCGTGCCCATCGACAACGTCGAAGCGCTGGGCTCGGCCATCAACGAACTCTCGAATACGATGGCGACGACGTCCTCGGAGATCACCGACTCCATCCTGCGGTCGGGGGCGGCCATGTCCCAACTCGGGCTCTCGGCCGAGGAGATTCTCGGCCTGAGTGCGACGCTCAACGAGGTCTCCGAATCCTCCGAGCGGGCGGGCACGCGGCTCCGGCGCGTCGCACAGGAACTCATGAACCCCTCGAACGTCGCCGATCTGGCTGAGGCGATGGGTATGACCGCCGAGGAGTTCACCGCGATGCGCGACGAGGCGCCGCTCGACCTTATCCGCCAGATGGTCATGGCCTTCCAGTCGGGCGGCGACGAAGCCGACGCCCTTCGGCAGACGCTCTCGACGGCCTCGCGCCAGGCCATCGCCGGGCTCGCGCAGAATACGGAGGGGCTGACGGCGGCGCTTGAAACCTCGAACAACCAGTTCGAAAACGCCACCTCGCTCACCGAGGAGTTCGAGGCGGCGAACTCGACGTTCAACGCGGAGCTCACCCGCACCGAAAACAAACTCCGGAATATCGCCATCACGACCGGTGAGACACTGCTTCCGCATCTCTCCCGGCTCCTCGGCCGCGTCAACGAGGGGATCGACGCGTTCGATCAGATGAACAGCCGCACCGATGGCATGGCCGGGACGCTCGGCATCCTCGGGACGGCCGTTGCCGGCGTGATCGGCGTGCTTGCGGGTATCGCCACCATCGCTAGTGGCCCCGTCGCACTTGCAATCGGAGGGTTGATGGCGCTCGGTGCGGCCCTTGCGGCCGCGTGGGAATCCAACTTCTTGGGGATTCAAGAGCATGTTGAGGATGCTATTACCAGAACCAGAGCTATCATCAAGCGTCTGGGGCCTGCTATTGAGGCGTCTGAAGGGATATTGGAAAACTTTAGAGCCGCGTGGAGGTTGATTGGCGACGACGTTGTTACGATTCTATCCGCGATGGTGGATGGGGCGCTCGGCCTCCTCACGACACTTCTCGACGCGGTCGTCACGTTCGTCACAGTCTTTGCGCAGATCATCAACGGCGACTTTGGATTGGCCTTGGAGACGCTCGCCAGCTTTTGGGAGCGAACACTCAACGGGGTCTTGGAGTTCGTCACCGAGTGGGGCGACCAACTCATCGCGTCGGTTCTTCGCATCATTGCCGGCGTCATCGAAGGCGCGGGCACGAACTTGGAGAACTTCCTCTCCGGGCTCGGTGCCGGTGGTGTAGATCTCACCCCCGACCAACTCGTCACCGGCATCCGCGAGCAGGCCGCCCGCGTCGAACGCGAAGGTGCCCGGTCAATCATGCGCGGCGATCGCGAACCGCTCGCCATCCGCGTCAACGTTGAGGGCGATACCGATGTCGTGCGAGAGGTCTCGGCCGAGGAGATCGAGCGGCGGTCTCGCGAGGAGAACCTCCGCATCGAAACGGGGGGCTACCGCGGATGAGCATCGACTACTGGAACTTCGAGGGTGACACCACCGTCATCGTCGACCACCTCGCGAGCGAGACGCGGAACCGCGTCCTCGGCGAGCCCGAGACCGCCCGCCTCGTGTTCCGCCCCGCCGGGCGTGCGACGGGGCACGAGGACCGCGCCGAGACGGTCCAGGGTTACGGCCAGTACGCCGGCACCGACGTCGTCGCCCGCACCGACGGCGGCGGGGTCTACGTCCGCGAACGCGTCGCCAACGCGGCGCCGGTGAACTCTCATCTCGTCCGGCTGCGCCCCTCGCCCACCCAGGTCGGCACGCAGTTTGAGGGGGTCTGGGGACTGGTGCGGAGTGTCGCGTCGCCGAACCGGCTGACGAATCGCATCGAACTTACGATGGAGCTGACCTATCTCGGCGACGCGAGTGAGTACGCCGACCGAACGGCGCTGCGGAACGCGCTCACGGAGGCGGTCCTGTAGATGGCTGCCAGCGGAGGATTGTAATGGGCCGGACACTCACGTTCGATCCCGGACAAGCGACCTATACGGTCCGCGACCGGATTAACAAGCTCTATGTCACGGTTGAGGGTGCCGAGGGTGGCGACAGTGGGAGCGGACAAGTCGGCTATACACTCTACGACGGCGGCCACGGCGGCTACGCCGACGCCGAACTCGCCGTCTCGCCCGGCGAGACGATCACCGTGTACGTCGGTGACGCCGGCAGTGACGGGACCGGGACGAGCGGTGGGAGTGGTGGCTCCTCACCGCTTGCAGCCGGTGGCGACGGCGGCGATCCGTTTGACGACTCCGGTGGCGGCGGCGGTGGTGGTGGCGCGACGGCCATCGAAGCCCCGACCGGCGACCGGCTGTACTGCGATGCAGGGGGCGGCGCACAGGGTGCCGGCTCAGACGATGGGCAAGCTGGCGGTGGCGGTGGGGGTGGCCGCGGCGGGGCCGGCGGGGCGGCGGGTGGCTCGTCAGCCGAGGACGGCCAAGATGCCGAGGGATCGGGGCTCGGCGGCGATGGGGGGCTATGGGGCAGCAGTAACTTTGCCGGCGAGGACGGCGGCGTGGCCGTCGACGGGACGTGGACCGTCACCACGAGCACTGACGGCGGCGCACCGGCCGGCAGCGGTACCGTCGTCATCGTCGAGGGCGGCCCCGACTCCTGTACGGTCAGTATCGACAGCCACACCGATACGGCGGTCACGCTGGCGCTGTCGTCCTCGTCGGACGCCGATGGGTACTACATCTATCGGAGTACCACACAGGGCTTTAGCCCGACCACCGGCAACCGCATCGCGGACGTCTCACGCTCCGGGAGCTCACAGACCTATACGGACAGTGGGCTGACCCAAGGCACGACCTACTACTACGAGATCGAGGCGTACAACACCGAGGGCGTCACCGCTGACACGGCCGCACAGACCACCGACGCGCCGGCGCCGACACTCGACGCGTTCGATGCCGTCGACGCCGCGGGCGACGGCCTCGCGGACCAACTCGACTACGACTGGACCCGCGAGGGGACTGACGAGGTCGCCTACCGGGCGCTGTACTCCACCGATGGTGGAGGGACGTGGACGCAGGCCAATGGCGACCTCGCGGGCACGGCGACGAGCTACACGACCGGCGACCGACTCGACGGCACGACTCACACCGGCAAGGTCGTCGCGGTCTACCCGGACGTCACCCGCGAGAGCGGCACGCTCACCGCCACGACCGAGCTCCCCGATACCACCGTCGGCTCGATCACGCCCGTCGACGCTTCGGTTGAGAACGAACTCACGCCCCAGAACGCCGACGTCGCCGACACGGGTAACGTCCGCTACCAGATCCGTGAGGCCGACGTGGGCGACACCTATGGCTCGGATATCGTCGTCGCGCAGGGCGGCGCTGACCCGACCTTCGACAACGCCAACGCGGGCGTGCTGGATGGCGAGGAGTACGACATCCGCGCCCGAAGCGAGACTCCCGACGTGACCGGCGCGTGGGTCACCGTTTCCGAGGTGACGAAACTGCCGGCCGACACCGGACTCACCAACACCGACCGAGAGCTATGACCGTCACGTTCAGCGTTCAGGACAACGCCGACAACGAGAACGGCCGGCGGCTCCAGCGCTCGACCGACGGCGGCTCGACGTGGACGACCGTCGACAACGTCGGTGCGAACACGACCGCCTTGGAGGACCCCAACCCGGTGCTCTACGAGCCGGTGCTCTACCGCTCGCAGGTCTACACCGAACACGTCGTCTCGAACACACAGCCCATCACCGTCATCGCTGTCCGCGGCGGCGAACTCTACGCCGAGATCGGGAGCGGGGCCGATACCATCGCTCTCAACCCCGACGACTGGACCGAGGCGTCGATCACGCCCGAGCACACCGGCATCTGGCGGGCCACGCTGTCGGTCGCCCCGGCGGATCGCGGGACGCTCGGCTATGCCTTTGACGCGCTCCGCCTGTTCTACGGCAGTCAGCAGTTCTTCGACGGGAGCATCCACACACCTGGCGTCGACGACGGCGTCGGGCGCCTGGAGGCGTTCGGCAAGACACGCCAACTCCGCGAGGACACGGCCATCGTCACTTACCCCGACGCGCTCGGGGTTTCCGCGGCGGCGCTGCAGACCGCTATCGCGGACTACTGGAGTCGCACGCCGGCGTCGGCGACCGTCATCGACTCGACGCCCTCGACCGTCCGCCAGGACGAACTCTTCTATGACCTCCCCGATCCGACGGATTTCACGGCGGTCGTCGACGTCGCCGCCGACGTGCCGGTCGACGTCCAGCCCGATCGTATCGACCACGCGCCGGTTCGCTTCTTCGCGGAGGCCGAGGACGGCACCGGGAGCGGGACTGTCATCGACACTGTCGACGCGCCCTCGGATCACTCCAACGCGCAGGCCGTCGAACTCAATACTGCCGGTCAGAAACGCGAGATCCAGTTCACGCCCGAGCACGACATCCCGTGGGACGATTTCGTCCCGCGACTCCGCTACGAATACGAGACCTTCGATGGCCATATCTACGTCACGCTCAACGACCAACGGATCGGCCTCGATGCCGTCGGCGGCCCGGCGACGCAAGCTGCCGAGTGGGGTGGATCTGTCAACCTCTCGGCGAACGGTACTGTCGGCTCTCCCCCAACCGACCCACTCAAAGCCGGCACGACCTACTCGTTCGGCGTCGAGGTCGACGTCGACGCAAACAACAACTTCGGCGGGAGCGTCATCGTCGACTGCTTCGCGCCGGGCGACTCGGGGAGTCGCTTCGGCGGCTACGGCATCACCGAGGACAACTCCGTTGATTTCGGCGCCGGCGATGGCGTCCTCGGCGGCCCCCAGCGGTATCCCGACGCCACCAAGGTGCCGATCACCGTCGACGAGGACTGGCGCGTGAGCGAGTCCACCGTCGACAGCACCTGGGACGACACCACAGGCCAGCAGGCCATCGTCCAGACCATCGCGAGCGACGTCGTCGCCGGGAACACCACCTCCCAGACGGTCGACTGGGATGCCGAGGATCAGTTCGGCACGACCCTCACCGTCGCGCCGCGGCTCTCTCGCTACACGACCGACGCGACCACGTCGCCGGCGACCGGCGATACGGGGCAGTCGGTGACCGGCCTGGAGGTGCGCGTGACGACCGACGACACCGCGGTCGTCGAGGACAGCAACCCGATCGTCCTCGATGCGGATACCTACCTCGAAAACGCCCAGACGCTCCACGAGGCGGGTGCATGGCGGTTTACCACCGATCACAGTGTCTCGGGGCTCGTCGTTGAGTCCTATCGCAAGGGCGACCCGAACGCGGTCAAGACGGCCGACTGGACGCTGCTGGCGAACGGCGCGAGCGAGGACCGTGACACGCTCGACTACGCGAATCGCATCAACGGCGTCGGCGACGGCGTCGACTTCTCGCTCATCCACACGGCCGAAGTGACCCGCGTCGGCGAGGAGGTGCCGGTCGGGCGGTCCTATCCGAGCATCTCCGATGCCGACGTCCTGATCGACGAGATGCGCCGGGATGTCCTCGACCTCGTCACCAACGACGAGCGCTCGGGGACGCTGCAGATTGCACCGACGCTCGTCCTCCCCGGCTACCCCTACGACGTCCCGGCCTTCGGCGGCGAGCGGGCGTCGCTGAATGGCGTCTCGCTACGCTTTGGCGCCGACGTCGCCGAGGGGCGCTTGGAGTTCGGCGTCCGCCGGACCCTCGGGCGGCGGGTGGCGCGACAGGACTGACGCGATGACGTTCCGCGGACCGAGCTCCAGACCGCGGCGGACCCCTTGATCCAGACCCATGATTCCGATCCGAACCCTCACCCAGATCGCCCAGCAGAACCTCGACATCGCGTCGGGGACGCTCAAAGTCGCACTGCTCAAAGAGACGACCGAGTACACCCCCGACGCCAACGCCCACGAGTTCGTCAGCGACGTCCTCGATGGCGGCACGACCGGCGCGGAGTTCGACGGCACGAACTACTCGCGACAGCCACTCGCGAACGCCGCCTGGACCGAGGATAACACGGACAGCGAGGCGGTGTACGATGCCGACGACGTGACGTGGTCGGATCTCGGCTCCAATACGGGTGGCCAGACCGTCGAGGCGGTCCTCATCTACAAGCAGATCGGCGGCGACGACACCACGCCGGGCGACGACCCGATCATCCGCATCTTCGACGACTCCGAGGAGGCTGACCTCCCCAAGCAGACCAACGGCGAGCCCTTCACGTGGTCGTTCGACGCCGAGGGCATCATCAACCTGACGCCGTGACCGGTGGCAGTAGATTGATAGGTATGCCTGTAGACAGGTGCGTATGCGCCGGCGGACAGTCCTCCAAGGGATGGCGACACTCCCCGTCCTCGCCCCACGACCCCGCACCGACACCGTCCAGGTCGACATCACCGACGACGAACGCCCCTGTTACGGGGCTTTTCAGTACTAACCATGCCCGATAATATCGAAAACGGCTGGGGGGCACAGGCCCTCGACCTCAACCAGCAGCAGCGCCGGTACCAGAACGCCATCGTCTCTGGGTGTGGCGCCTCGGATGGGACCAACGCCATGGAGATCGACGTCGCCAGCGGCGAGGCCATCGTCGCCGGGTCTCGCGTGAGCGTGAGTACGACGACGCTGACGCTCACCTCGTCGAACACCGACCCGCGGAAGGACGTGATCTACATCGACAGCGCCGGGGTGCCCCAGGTTGCGACCGGGACGGCGGCGCCCGCGGCGCCCTCCGGCGAGACCGGTCGGGATACCTACCAGCCCCAGCCGCCGGACCTCTCGGCCACCGATGCGGCCGTGGTCGCGGAGGTGTGGGTCGCCGGCGGGACGGGCGACACCGGGAGTGGTGACATCTCCGACCGGCGTGTGTTCGCGGATATCGTCGCCGGATCGGTAGATGCACAGTCCGCATCTATCGGGTCGACACGGATCAGCCCCGACCCCAACGCCGACCCCCAGACCGTCATCGACAACGCGCCAGTTGGTGCGACCATCGAGTTCGACAAGTCCGTTACGCATACACTCTCCTCGGCGCTGACGGTTACGACTGACGGCCTCACGATCCGTGGGCCCGCACTCAAGCTCGCTGACGGCGCTAATGATGCCGTCCTATACATCCACTCGTGTTCGGGTGTCAGAGTCGGGGGGTGCGACATCAACGGTAACAGGGCCAATCAGACGGGCCCCGACCGCGAGACGGCCAACGGCGTGATCGTCTCCAACGCGAGTAACATCATGGTCGGGAACTCTCGCATTTACGATACCTACGGGCAGAATATCCTCTTTACGTCGTATACTACCGGGAACGGCTCGCTCACGACGCAAGGCGACATCTCCGATGTCGAGGCCATTGGCAACCGCCTCGAAAACGCAGGGAACGGCTCGCTGTTGTTCGAGGGCGGCGGCTCAAACGTCTCCAAGAACGGAAGGGCCATCAACAACACCTGTCTCAACGCCGACAACGAACACATCCAAGCCATCGACGGGTTTGACGGCGTGTCGGCGGTCGGCAACTACGTCGAGGGGACAACGCCGGGGTTCATCGTCGAATCCCACACGGGACGCAACGCGACGGCACAGCGTGGGTTCCAAATCTCGGGGAACTTTTGCTATATCAAACCTGGCACGGAGAACACCGCTTGCGTGCGGATGGATCGCAACAATCTGAATCAGAATGGGATCGTCGTCAGCGGGAATACCCTCATCGCAGAAGGGACGAATGCCCGCGCTGTGGTCTGTGATAATTCGACGGCCGACTTTCTCACCGTCGTCGGGAACTTCTGTGGGTCAAACGGGACGGCCGATGGCCAACGGGCAATCTTCGTTACCGACTCGGATATTGACTGCGTGACGGCGGTTGGAAACACGATCCATCAATGGCAGCGGGGCATCCAGATGTCGGGCGACGGGACGACATCGGTCACGGCCACGGGTAATAACATCCTCAATTGCGACGTGGGGATGCGCGCGCTCATCGGTGGCGTCATCTACAGCGGCAACGTGATCCAAGACTGCACGGTGGGCTATGAGATCCGCGAATTCAACGGCAACACCGTGGGTGGGTTTGGGTTTCTCGGCAACTACACGCGGAACTGCGGGACGGCGATCAGCGTTAACACCGGCGGGACAGGTGGAACGATAGATAAGTATATCATCAAAAACAATATCGACGACGGTTCAACGACGCACATCTCAGAGAGCAACGGGAGCGCGACAAATACGGTCGTTGCGGACAATCTCTCGTAGGATACGCGGCACAAACAATATTAACAGTCAATTCATATTATGATATATGATTGAAGTTATCGGTAAACTTGTGGTTCTGTCGGCTGTTCTTGGTGCTATTATTGGCTTTTGCTCAGGCTATTACCGACAATTACGGGCTGAAATGAACAGCCGAGGCGTGTCTCTCGCCGACATAGTTCTCGACAAATAGGCGGCACGAATCCATCCCGCCGAAATAACACGTAGCCTATGGCTCAGTCAGCACAATACGGACAGTTCGAGTACGGCGGCGCCGAGTACGGCGAGGCGACCACCGAGGCAATCACGCTCTCGGCCTCGACGGCGACCGTCACCGTCGCCGAACCGAGTGGGAGCGCCGATGCCCCCGCGACCGGCGACGCCTCGGCCCAGACCACCACTGTCCAGGCCCCGAGCGGCGCCGTGGAGGCGCCGACGACCGGCACGGGCACGGTCGGTGTCGTCACACCGGCCGAGCCCACAGCGGCCGTCCAGGCGTCCACAACGGTTACGGGGAGCGTCGCACCCCCGACGGTCGCCCAGCCCGACGCGTCGATCACGGCACCGACCACCGCGACGGGGAGCGTCGGCGTCGTGAGCGTCGTCCAACCCCAGGGGAGCGCCGGCGGCCTCGTCCTCGGCGCCTCGACGGCGACGGTATCGGTGACCCAGCCCGCGGGGGCAGTCTCGGGCGCTGCGACGACGACGGGGAGCGCCGGTGTCGTGGATGCCGGCGCGCCTGCCGGGACGGCCGTCGCCCCGGCCAGCCTCAACGCGAGCGTCGGCGTCGTCGACGTCGTCGCCCCGGCGGGGGCGTTCGTCGGGCCGGCCCAAATCACCCAGACCGTCGAGCGGACCCTCGCCTGGACCGAGACCCAGACACGGGCGCTCGGCTGGATCGAAACGCACACGCGGACCCTCGATATCGACATGACCTCAGACATCACACCTCACGACCACTATCTCGCCGGCGAATCGGAGATTTGGAAGTTCACGATCCAGAAGAGTGGGTCGGACTACGACGTCGACGGTGCGGACGTCTCGTGGTACCTCCTACCGCTTGATGCGGAGGTGAGCGACGTCCCGTCCGACCTCGGTGGCGTGGCCGTCCTCGACGACGACGAGAGTGGGATCTCGCTGTCGATCACCGACGGCGACGGCGACGGCACCAGCGAACTCGTTACACTCGACATCGAGCAGGATGTCACCGGCACCTACGCCGGCTACTACACTCACGTTCTCACTCTCGACGACCCCGGCACCGGCCTCTCGATCTGGTCCGGCGACTTCCCGATCGGCGGCCTCGGGCGCGACTAACGGCGTCAGTCGCTGCGCCACCGCATGGGACCAGTCCCAACTGTCCCGCTCCCCCCGGTATCGCTGTCGATCATCCTCGCGGCGCTTGCGATGGCGCTCGTCGTCTACGTGGGCACCGCCCGCCGCCTCGGGCCCCAGCACGACTGGGTCGAGGTGGTCCGCAGCGTCGCCTTGCCGCTGCTCGACCCCGTGATCGAACGGCTCGCCGGCGGCGTCGGCGCGGCCTACGAGATCGGCGACCGAGAGCGTGTGGGCGTCCTCGACGCGACGCCCGAGGCGGTCGAGCGCCTGCTCTGGCAGGCGGGGTGTCGACGCAACGTCCTCTCGGCGACGAAGACGCTGCCCGACGGCCGGCGCCAGCAGGGCGCGTGGGTCTACCGGCGCGACGCCGACGTCGGCGCCCGGATGCAGGTCGACATCATGCTGTTCGAGGCCCGCGGTGGGACGGCCGTCTACGCCCATCACGAGCCATCCAGTAGTCTGCGATGGCTGCGGCGTGATCCGTCGGTACTTGTCGATCACTACCGCGGCCGGGGCTACGATCCCGACGCCGGTGAACGGATTCTCGTCGAAGAGATCCTCCCCGACGCGCGGTGGGTCCGATGACGGTGACGGTGCGACTCGCCGACAGCATCGCGATCCCAGATAGCGACGAGTGGCTCGCCGAGTGGGAGACCGTCGCCCCACCGGTCCCGGGCGACGTCCTCCTGGTGGACGGCAGCGTCTACGAGGTTGAGGGGCGACTGTGGCGCGGGCCCGACGAGGTCTGTTGCTCGCTCTCGCGGCGACCGTAGCTCGGCGCCGGCGATTCTGGCGACGGGCGGTTACACTTCGATAGCGGGGTGGGCAGTGGCAACACCGGCCCGGGATGTTCGCCTCGCGCTACCTTTCGGAGATTCATCTCAGACCGCTCTCGGCGTGTGCGTCGGGGTTTATACGGGAGGATTAGGATTCGGCGGCTTCCGAGCCGGCTGCAGCCAGTTCACGGGTCGACGTATTCAAACAACGATTCGCTCAGGTCGCCCCGACTCGGCGTCTGGCCGCCGCTGTTCTCCGACGCCGTCTTCTCCTCGTGACACTGCGAACACAGCGTCTGGAGGTTCGCGGGGTCGAACGGGTGCCCACCGTCAGCGACGCGGGTGATGTGATCGACCTCTAGTTTGATGTCGTGGTCGTGAGGGTCACCGTAGCGTTCTTTTAGAACCTCTCGGTACTCCCGCAGCTTCTTGTTCCACTCTCTGTGGGCTTCCCAGTCGTACTCGTCGACAGCGTCAGGATCGCCAAGCCTCGGATTCTCCAACCGGTCAGGGACGCGTGTCTCGATGCGATCTCGGATGTGGTCCCGAGCCCGACGGATCAGCGTGTAGTCCAGGCCGCACTCTTGACACGTCTCGTCGTCGCGTTCGATGATGCGGCGACGGACTGACGACCAGTTCAGCATCCCCATCACCGCGGAGAGGAGATTCGCGCAGTAGTCTGAGCACGTCTTCGCGCGCCCGTCCTCGACGTTCCGGCCACAGATACGGCACTCGGTGCCGGGGTCGACGTCACCGAAGACCTGTGAGCGCGTGGTAGTGAGGTTCCGGCTCATGATCGGTTGCGGGTTAGTCGAGAAGCGCCTCTTTCGCGTCTCGAACGCGCTGGAGTTGTTCCTCGCTTCCGCCCTGATCCGGGTGCGTTTCCTTCACTCGGCGGCGGTAGGCGGCTTGGATCTCCTCGGCCGAGGCGTCACGGTCCACGCCAAGCACCGCCGTGGCAGGTGGCTCGGCGGCGGTCACATCGTCCTCGCCGCTCGGAAGCCGGAGTTTTTCGTACTCGCTCTCGGCCGTGACGGTGCCGCGTTGCTCCTGCATCCGCGTCTCGTGCAGGTAGTGGTACAGGTCTTGGGCGTTGTCTCGCGGGTTGTCCCAGCGATCACACGCCGCCGCCATGTCCTCTCCGTCCTTGTTGAAGCGAACGACTACCCCCGGATCATCGAACGACGAGCGGGCGTAGGGCTTGTTCGGGTTACGTTTCTGGTGTTCGGCTCCGGAGTCGAGTTGTACGTCGGTCACGCCGTCCCACGTCGCCAGCTCGTCGAGGACGTTCTGGAACGCCGTGGAGCGAGTGACGCGGAAGCCGCCGGAATACTCCTCGCGATCTTCCGGCGGCGTTCGCTCGAACTCTGCGGGCCAGTCGAGGTCGGACATATTCTGTTGCTGTTGTTGGGTCATGGTAGTTTCCGAGTGCTATTCATAATCGGTGAGCGACTGGTTCTGTGCCTCGCGCTTCGCCTCCGCGAACGTCTCGGGCGAGTCAACGTCGTCCCGCTCGTCGTAGAACGTGAGCGTCCACACTGTTTCCTCGCGCATCTCGACACGCTTCGGCCCGGTCTTGACGCGGTGAATCTCCTCCCCGTCCAGCGTGAATTTGAACGTGTCTTTCGGCCCCGGTTCGCGGACCGTCGAACGGGTCAACGTCGCACCATCCTCGTGGACCCACCGGGTGTGGAACTTGCCGTGGTCGTCGAGGTCCCACCCACCCGGCACCGGGTATCGGAGTGAGCCCTGCGTCCACGTCTCGACGTCTTCCCACTCCTCGTGCATCGGCGGGTCGGGGCGCTCCGGCGGCTCGTCAACGTCCATCGTCACCACCGGCTTGCGAGCCGTACCGGGCCGCTATCGTGCC